GGTATATACGCACCCTCATAGCCATCACTGCCACTGAACAGTCCTCTTCTGATCTGACCTGCCCCTCGGGGCTGCCATTTCATAAGGAGACACAACAATGGCATTCGCAGTAGCATCAGGTTATACCAACCTCCCAAATGGTAACTTTTCCCCGGTCATTTATAGTCAAAAAGTCCAGAAGGAATTCAGGAAAACGTCTGTCGTAGAAGACATCACGAACACTGACTATACCGGTGAAATTTCTCAGTTCGGAGATTCAGTTCGAATCATCAAAGAACCGGAGATCACAGTGTCCACATACGCTCGTGGCACAACACTAGCAACGCAAGACCTTGCAGACGCCGACTTCACCATGATCGTTGATCAAGCGAACTACTTCCAGTTCTCAATCGATGACATCGAGGCGGCACATAGCCACGTCAATTTCATGGATTTGGCTACTGACCGTGCAGCTTACCGTCTAGCAGACACATTTGACTCAGAAGTATTGGGTTACTTGTCTGGTTGGACTGGTGGTGCAGGTTCTTGGGCACGTCGTACAGCGGCAAACGGCACAAAAGCCGACACCACTGCAGACGCAGACGAACTTTTGGGTGGAAACAAACTAGACATCACCGACTTCGGTGGAACTGATCTAGGTGTTCTATCAGAAGTTACATCTATCCCAATGGCTGCAAATGGTGGCGCAGGTGCTATCACTTCACCTTTGGCCCTTCTTAACCGTATCGCACGTAAGATGGACCAAGCAAACGTAGACCAAGACGGGAGATGGGTTGTATTGGACCCCGTCATGATCGAACTCTTGATGGACGAAGATTCAAAATTCGTTGATCGTGATTTCGGTGGTGGCGATGAGATCCGTAATGGTCGCATGGGTGGCAACTTGGTTCGTGGATTCCGTGTCTACAAATCAAACAACCTTCCATACGTTGGTACTGGACCAGACACTACAGCTTCCGGTGGCTCTGAAGATAACTTCGGGGTGATCGTTGCTGGTCACGATTCAGCGATTGCGTCAGCGCAACAGTTGAACAAGACGGAAACATTCCGTTCTCCAGACACATTCTCGGACATCGTCCGGGGTATGCAGTTGTATGGCCGGAAGATACTTCGCCCAGAAGCAATCTTCACAGCTAACTACAACGTAGCATAGCAGATACTGTGGGAGGCCTTCGGGCCTCTCGCACATTTGTATGAAGGGTGATTCATGCCTACAACCTTTATCGACTTAACGAATACTTTGCTCCGTCGTCTCAATGAAGTTGAGTTGGCGGATACTGACTTTGTAGGCGCTCGTGGTGTACAGGCTTTAGCCAAAGACGCTATCCGATCTTCTATTGCTAAGGTAAACTCAGCGGAGTTCGAATGGCCTTTTAACGCAGCCGAGCACACACAAGTACTAATTCCCGGCACAGAAGAATATAGCTGGCCTGACTTCTTTAAAAGCCCTGAGTGGAACTCTTTCCAAATACAGAAAGACGCAGCACTTGGAACAAACACAAAAGCACTTACATTTGTAGAACGTGATTACTGGTACCGCAGCCTTCGCTCCGAGGATCAGGATTCAGGATCTACGGGTCGAGGACTACCTGAGTATGTCTTCCCATCCCACGGTAACGGATATGGCGTAAGCCCTTCCCCAGACAAAGCCTACACCGTTAAGTTCCGTTATTTCATTACTCACTCTAACTTACAGAACCCCACAGATGAAACACGGGTTCCCACGATCTACGACCACATCCTAATCGATGGTGGTCTTTACCACATGTACATGTTCCGAGATAACACCGAGGCGGCTAACGTCGCTATGGCTCAGTTTATGCTCGGCATAAAGGAGATGCAGACGGTCTTGATTAACAAGTATCAGAACGTCTTGGATACTCGGGTTAACTTCTGATGCCAGATAATATTCAGTCCTTCAAGGTGGTATCAGTTGGAGGCCTAAATGCTACACAGAACCACCTACAGCTTAGTGAAGACGCCCCGGGCGTTGCCACTCGTTTGGTTAATTACGAGCCGTCTCTTTTTGGCGGCTATCGTCGTATCGATGGTTTTACGAATTATGGTAACGACGAAACGGTTGGCGGAGCGGATGCCGAGGGAAAGGTTCTAGGGCTAGAGATATTCTTTAACGAGAACACAGACGCCTCTGAGGTCATCGCAGCTCGTAAGGATCGTGTATATACATTCACAGTTACGTCTGCAGCACAGAGTAACTACACGGGTAGCGACGATAATGGGCGCACCCTTACAATCACAAACCCCACCAACCTAGTGGTACGAGTTAATGGTACAGTTCAATCGTCATCAGCTTACTCAGTTATTGGCAACACAGTATCGTTCTCTACAGCGCCTGTTCTGGACGACGTGGTTACCATCGATAACCAACAGTATTCGTTCTATCGTGGAACCTTGGCTGGATCGTGGTCGAAATACAATACAGGGCTTATACACAACACTGTTACGCCGAGTGCAGATCGTGAGGTCAAACGTCTTCGAGCTGCCAAATACAACTTCGGGACTGGTGGTAAGATTTGTTTTGTTGATGGTGTTAATAACGCTGTTGTATTTGATGGTCTAAACTGGGTTTATCTTGACCCAGCAAACTCAGGCGGATCTAGTTCGCCCGGCGGTCTTAACGCCCCAGCAAGGCCAGAAGTTGTTAATGCATTTGAAGGCTATCTATTTCTAGGCGGCGATCAGGTTGATGCAGACGCTGTAGCGTTCTCAGATACACAGAACGACCTGAACTTTGATCCTACAACGAACTCAGATGTACTGCGTGTAGGCTTCGACGTTGTTCAACTAGCGCCATTCCGAAAAGACCTTTTCATCTTTGGTCGCAACCAGATTAAAAAGGCGGTTGAAGATAATGACCTTGTGTTCGTTATTGAGCCAGTTACAGCTAACATGGGCTGTGTTGCCCGAGACAGCGTCGTTGAAATTGGTGGTGACCTTGCCTTTCTAGCACCTGATGGTATCCGCCCCGTGGCTGGTACATCTCGTGTGGGTGACGTTGAGATTGAGACGATTTCCAAAGCTGTACAGACGCTGCTATCCACGCTCGGTGATAGATACGATCTAGATGAGCTAGTAGGCGTCGTCATCCGTACCAAGTCACAGTTACGATATTTTGTAAGTGGTGATGAATCTACGGTAGCAGAAGCCTTCGGAGTTATCGGCGGACTTCGCACAGCGGACCAACAGTTAGGTTGGGAGTTTGGCGAAATGCTTGGCATGAGAGCCAACTGTGCTGTCTCAGACTTTATTAACGGCGCAGAGGTTGTCCTACACGGCGACTACAACGGCAAGGTATATCAACAGGAACGAGGCACAAACTTCGCTGGTGAGAATATCGTAGCCGTATATTCAACGCCCTTCTATGACTTTGGTGATACTGAGGTACGCAAGCACGTAAAACGGATTAACACATTCATCCGAGCTGAAGGTCCGCTGACAATCAATATGGGCCTGACCTACGATTGGTTCGCTGCAGAAACAGTCAACCCAGCAAACTACGTCGATGAGATCACAGGTCGTCCTGTGCAATATCGTGGGCAGAATGTGAACTATAATGCGCCCGGCATCTTATACGGTGGTTCTGACAAACCCATCATTAACACCGCAGTAGAAGGCAGCGGTTTTTCAGTTCGAGTTACTTACGTGACTATTGGTGATTTTGAGCCGTACTCCATTCAAGGCCTCGTCATCGAATACACACAATCAGGGAGACGATAATGGCTGGATATACCCGGCAGTCCGCAGCATCTATTATCAACGGCGAGAACATCACAGCTCCGCCGCTTAACGCTGAATTCAACCAACTTGAATCCTCGTTCAATGATACGACTGGACACGCCCACGACGGAACTACAGGTAACGGTCCTAAGATTGACCTGACTACATCCATTACAGGTTTCCTTCCTGCCGAGCATGGTGGCTTTGGCGGTAAGAACAACTACGTGGCTACAACTAACCCGGGCGTTGGTGATGATACCAATGACGGTTATGCTGTAGGTTCTGTATGGTACAATGTTCCTGATGATCGTTACTGGGTATGTGTATATGCTGCAGCCGGTGCAGCCGTATGGCTTGAGAACCGTTTCATCGATACTAATGGAGACATTGCTCCGTTTGCCACTGATACTGTAGACCTTGGCGCTACCCTGAAGCGTTTTAAGGACTTGTTCCTATCAGGCAATGCAGACATCGATGGATCATTAAATGTAGCTACAACCGCATATGTAGGCGGTACACTGACCGTGGCTGGAAGCACACTACTGAATGGTGACATCACCCTTGGTAACTCAGCCACTGACGACATCAACGTCACAGCTCGGTTTAAAGATGATCTTGTGCCCGGCACAGATGACACTTACGACCTTGGCTCTAGCGTACTACAGTGGCGTAATATCTGGATCGATGGCACAGCTAACATCGATACACTAGACGTACACGAAAATGCGACAATTACAGGCACACTAGGTGTCACTGGTGATGCTACATTTGCTAATCTAGACGCTACAGGTACCACTACAATTACGTCTGTGGATTTGAATTCAGGTGCGATTGATAACGCTACTATTGGTGCAACCACACCCGCAGCCGCCACAGTAACTACATTGACCTCTACTGGTCTAGCCACACTAGCTTCTGTAGACGTTAATGGTGGTAACGTAGACAATACGGTTATTGGTGGTACAACACCTGCCGCAGGTACATTCACTAACCTGACATCGTCTGGTACATCTACTCATGCCTCTGTTGATATCAACGGCGGTAACATTGACGCCACAGTTATTGGCGCATCTTCTGCAGCCGCAGGTAGCTTCACATCTCTGACTACATCAGGACAGGCTACACTGGCGACAGTGGACATCAATGGTGGTAACATCGACGGTGCAGCTATTGGCTCTACCACAACATCATCAGGCGCATTCACAACCTTGTCTGCCTCTGGCG